GTGTTGCGGTCATTACCACTTAACCTTATCTGCCCAGTATGCTGCGCTTAGTTTGCCTTTAGCAATGTTTTTTGCATGACGTGCTTTAAATGAACGACGACGTGCTGCGTATGCAGCAGACTCACCAGCCTTCTTGGGTGAACCAGATACACCCTGCTGTCCAAACCGAATGGTTTTTACTACATTGCCTTCTTTGGCAACAACCACATGGGACTTCTTAGGGTGGTTAGGAGTACGCTTTGGCTTGTTAAAGCCTGATACGCCAGCCCGTGCTAGGCGTGAGTCTTTCTTCTTCATCTGAATCTCGCTGTTTTCTTTGCTATAGATTTAGGTTGTTTTACAAACTGCTTGCCCTGACGCATACCAGCCCGCTTTGCAGCGGTGGTTTTAGCGTATTCAGAGGCTGATAGAGCCTCTCTAGCCTTCTTAGGAAGGTAACGCTCACCAGTAGCCTTTGGACCTTGTGTGCTGGGTTTACCTGACTTTGTGCCCCACTTCTCCTTAGTCCACTTGGACAAAGATTTCTGAGCCTTAGTCTTGCCACCTGTGTAGCCACCGCCTGCCTTCTTATAGGCTTGGGCTAGAAGTTGGGCTTTACGAGCAGACCATTGACCAGGCTTGCCACCTTTAGACCCAGCCATAATCTGGTTCTTGAGTCGCTCACGTGTGCTTGCCTTGGTATATGCCATTACTTTGCCTTCTTTGGTTTCTTGTGTGTTAGCACTTTGCTTGCATCAGTATGCTTTGCACCAGTATGGATTTGACCATTCATCTTGTGAATTGGTCCTTTATATTCTTTTCCACTCTTTAGATAGTGCTTAGATGTCTTGGACATTACTTGCCCTTCTTAACTCCACTAACACGCTTCAAGCGTGGGTTAGCCTTAACTGCTGCTTTCGATGCTTTCCTCGCACCCGCAGCAAGAATTGCACCCGCACTCTCCATTGAGACACCTTGCTTTGCAGCAATCTTTTTTTGTGCTGCTTTGAATCCTGGATGCTTGGCTGACTTCTTCACTTCTTCTTGCCCATCTTTTTAAGTGTAGCCTTTGGAGTAGCACTCTTATATAACCCTGGATACTTCTTGTCCATTGCTTTGCTGGCAGCAGCAGAAGCAGAAGCAACACCTTTAGGTGAAACTTGTCGCTGATATTCTTTAATGATTGCATCTAGATTTGATTTCTTTGGTGCTGGGCTTTTCTTTGGTGTTGGTTTCTTAGCAGCCATGATTACTTCTTCTTTCCCATACGCTTAGGTGCAGCCTTCTTAGCAGCCTTCTTGATTGGCTTCTTGCCAAATAGTCCACCAGATGCAGAGCCATATTCCTTCTTACGCATTGCTGGTGACTCAGACATTTCATGCTTCATCATTGACTTCTTTGACTTATACATTTCGCCTTTTGCAGACATTAAATTACTCCAACTTCACTTAGGTCGTTTACTGACTTCTTGTCAATAAATCTTGCGCTTGTCATAGTATTAGCATCATAGGCTTTACCCATTGCTTCTGATGCTTCTACTGCTCTTTGGATTGCATCCATACTTGTACCCTCTGGCTGAATACCTTGGTCACGTGCTTCCCGATATGCATCCAGTTCGCCATGCCATTTCTTATTGCTCATTACTTTGCTTGAATTGGCATCACCTGTATTAAGTTGTAGTGTCCGTACCTTGCACCCAAAACAATCATCATCACAATCAACATGGTCAAGGTCGATATTTTCTTCTTCCTTAAAAGGAACTGGTGATGTTAATCCACATAATAGGCAGTCATACTCTGTCACCTCAAAGTCATGGTTCTCACTAAAGCCCCATGTCTTTACCCTGCTAATATGATTGCAATATGTCATACCGTCTCCACTGTGTAACCTGCTGCCTCTAGGTCAGCCTTTTCTCCTGCTGTTACTTCATATGAGTAGCCACCAATATATGCAATATCTGCATCTGCTACTTCTTCTGCTGATGGATACCTAACTTCAAAGTAATCTCCATCAATCTTTAATACAGTAATTCCTTTTGGAATTTTAATTCTAGAAAACAATGGATGATATTCACCATCAAATTCTTCTAGCACTGTAGGTGTTGTGAATCTATATGCCATTGTTCCTCCAATAGGTTTACTGATAAGCAGGGGCAAAGCCCCTGCCTACCCGTCAATCTACTGATTAGACAGTCTGACGACCTGATGCTGCGGTCTCGATGCGAACCAATGATGGTGAGCGATAGAGAGCCCAGTTGATGATTCCGTACCATCCTGCTGGTGAGAAACGGTTGAAACGGTCTTGGACAACGCCAACTTCCATTCCTGGTTCCTTCCATACAGCCTCAGCAAGTGCCTGAGCACCTGTGACGTATGTGTGGTAAACGCGAATCTGTGATGCGCCAGCGCCAGTTCCAGCCTGTGCGTTGGTTGCGTTTGCTGTTTCGATAAAGCGAACACCTTCCCATGAACCAAGTTCTCCACCAAATAGTGGTGCAGCGTTCTGGTAGTCATGTGGTGTACGCCATACGTTGTTACCAGTTTCAGTGCGGAGGTCGTTAGAAACTTCTGGGTGGATGTATGCAACATACATTCCAGCAGCCTTTGTCTGAACTCCAGCAGCACGCATCTTGGTAACTGCATAACGAATAGCAGCAGACTTCATTGTATCTGTGCCTGCAATTGTGTTCTTAGCAGCAACAGTTCCAACACTTTCATATGTGCCAGATACTGCGCCTGAACCGCCTGCAACGCGAACAATGTTTGTTCCTGCATCCAACTTAGCAACGATTGCGTTGTCAAGTGTCTTGGTCATGTTGAAGCCAATTGCGTTAGCAACCCATGGGTCGATGTTAGCAATTGACATAAGGTTAATCTTCTTGACAGGAAGCACTGAACGACCAAGTTCAAGTTGTGCTACGTCAATGTATGATGTTTGCGGAATTGCAACTGAATCTGGGTCAACAGTCTCTGAGAGTGTTGCTCCTGCTACAGTTGTATCAGCAATATCATTGTTAAACTGGAAACGAATGGACGAACCATTGTGTGTGAGTGAGCCGACCTTCTTGTCAGCAATCTCGCGGAACTTTGGCAATACGCGGAGGTTGGTTTCAATCAACTTATCGTATGCTAAGGTTACAAGGTTAGTACCATATCCAGTGGTTGTAGTGGTAAAGACATCTGCCATTTGGCGATACCTTCTTTCTAGTTTTGCATCTTGTTAGAGATGTTTTGGATTATGGACAGTAATTCTTCTTCAGAGTTTCCGTTATAGTTTTGTAACATATCAACATATTCATCTGAAACGTCGGGAGTCGCAGCAAACTGTGTAGCGCCATCCTGACGAGAGAACTCTCGTACAGATTCTGGTGCAACAGGTTGCTCTGTCTGTGGTGTGTACCCGACAATATCTCCATTTTCACGAAGCCAGTTATTAACTGATTCTTCGCTGACTTCATCTAAATCCTTAAGGATTAGACGGGCAGCCTTGGAGTTGACTCCCTTAGATTCTAGGACTTTGGTGACGGTTCCTTCACGTTCTTGACGTTCGAACTTTTCAAGTCGTTCAGTTAATTCCTTGATTCGTTTTTCATTAGCGCGTTTTGCTTTACGAAGGTCTTTAATACCATCCGTCTCATCATTAGCACCTTGTAGAAAATCAAGGTCTTCGTCGTTATCCCAGTCGTTGTTGCTCATAGCAACCTCACCCTTCTATTGTTGTTTAGTTCGCAGACCACAGTAACAGTTCGGGGAAACTGGCTGGCTTCTACTCCTAGTCTTATACGCCTGACGGGGCTAGTCGGTCCGTCTAGGGATTCTTATTTAGAACGAGCCAGTATTACCTGATGCTTGTCCTGTTCTTTGTCGTCCTGAAGAACCACCAAATGATGCTTCTTCCATTGCAGCAAGTTGCTGACGCTTGCGTTTTTCAGATGCAGTTCCCTTAAAGACTTCTGCTTCTGCTGCTGCGCGGTCATACTTGATACCGCTCTCATCATAAATCTGGCTAAGGAACTCAGCCTGTGGCAAGTAGCCAGCAATGCTTGCGTATCCTTCTAGCGCTGTAGATTTATCTACGCCTAGTTTTGCAAGTTCTTCTGCTGTACCAAGTGATGTTCCAGAAAGTCCAGCAGATACTGCAGCACCGCTAATCTCTGCAGCGGCTGCCTTAGTCTTGAGTTCTTCTGAACCCTTTGTAGGGTCAAGGAAGAACTTGACTAGGTCGCTGTCATTAATTCCATAAAGTGCTCTAAAGGCATCTTTAGTATTTGCATCTGCGTTCTTTACACGTGATACTGCAGTAGAGATACGTGTTTTAAATTCAACTGCTGATATATCGTTACCTATTACATCAGCCATCTTCTGTTGGCGAGCCAAGCGAGAAGTAGCATCTGTAGCAATACCAAAGTAATCTGATAGACCATATGCTCGAAGAGTTTCAGAATAGTCATTTTCTAATTCAAGATATGTAGCCTCATCAAGAACATTAAGACCTTTTGCTAACCTAATTTCATTGCCTTTAAATCTATCTTTATAAGCCTGTTCTGTTTTAAGTTTTAATTTAGCCTGCTCTACACCAAGATTTTGTTCCATATAACCACGAATAACTGGAACTAAACTCTCAAGACCATATGAACGAAAGATTGATTCAAGAAGCGCATATGCATCTTTATCAACTTCACTTTCTTTATTAGATGGAACATTGTTTATTGGTGTCCATGGTAATGAACCCATAGATTGAGC